AAAGAACTATGGCAGTCAGCAAACAAGGTAACGCGGCGCTACTCACGGCAGGCATCGGAAGTTTGGGCGCGGCTAAAGAAATCACTGCGCAAGCGAAAGACGCGGTTGACGTGGCGGATCAATTCGCTGGTCTACTCAGCAACCCAAACTTTGTTGCTATGGCGGCTGTCGTGGGGCTTGGTGCCGCTATCTGGTACTGGCGCAAGAAGAACATGGATCAGCACGGTGTTTAGCCTGCTGTTCACGCCGGTCGGGCGTTACGCCATCATGGCGTTCATCGCCATAGTCGTTTTGAGCGGCGTCTATTTTAAGATCCGCGCAGACGCGGTGGCTGAGATCGAAGCTGCTGCGACGGCGGACGTGCTACGGAGAACACGCAATGCGGTTGGCGCTTCTGATGCTCTTGATCTGTCCCCTGACCGGGTGCGTGACCCTGACAAGCACCGTCGAGACTAACGCGGCGGTCTGCACCGTCTGGAAAGACGTGTCGTGGTCGTCCAAGGACACCACGGGCACCATCATCGAGGTCAAGCAGAACAACGCCCGCCGCGAAGGGTGGTGCGCTAAGTAAGCGCCATCACCTTGGGAAACTTTACAGCCCCAAGGATCTCCGTGCGCTCCCGCGCCGCGCGCAGCATCGTGTAGCGTTGGTGCAGGCGGATCAGCACGGTCTGGCGCTGTTCGCCTTTGCGCTCGTCCTCAAGCAGACGCAGGACAGCGTCCTCGTCCAGATCGGGCAACGCCTTGTTGATCTCGCGCCAGTTCATGCTTTCAGTTCCTCAAGTGCTATGTCTGAAATCGCCCGCTTGTCCTGAAGCGCGATCCAGATCCGTTCGTCTATAGTTTTATTACAGATCAGCAAATAGCACCAGACATCCTTCGTCTGGCCGCTGCGGTGCAGCCGCCCCACCGTCTGTTCGAACAGCTCCAGCGACCACGGCATGGACAAGAAGATGATCTTGCAGCCGCCGAACTGGAGATTGAGGCCATGCCCCGCCGACTTGGGGTGGATCAGCAGCAGCTCAATCTCGCCTGCGTTCCACCGTTGGATGGCGTTGAAGTCGTCAATCGTTCGCGCCAGCGGGTAGCGGCGCTTCAGCTCGGCCAACTCTTCCTTGTAGTTGTAGACGATGATTGTGTTGGCGCGCTGGTTCTCGTTCAGGACTTCCTCGATCAATTCAAACTTGTGCGCGGAAATCCAAATCGCTTTTTGTTTCTGGAGAAATTTACCTGGCTCTAGTGATGCTTCCGTCTTGCTGTCGTAGACAAACCCAGACGCCATCTGCTGGAGCTTGTTCGTCACGGCGGCGGCGTTCGCCGCAATAATCCGGTCGTCGCCGTATTCCAGCACAAAATCGCGCTTCATTTTTTCGTAGGGCTTGCGGTCGGCCATGTCGCAGCGCATTTCCACAACATGTAGCTGCGGCAGTTTGTCGCTGTACTCGCCTGGCTCCAGCACGAAGGTTGCCGGGCGGATGGCGTCCATGACCTGTTCCAGCGCGCCCTTGCGCGGCTGCCAGTCGCCGAAGTCGCGGTTGACACAGACGAAGTACTTCTGGAGGAACGCGCCCTTGGCCCGGCCCAACAGCGTCTGGTCAATGACCTTGCACTGACCGAACACGTCCTCAAGCCCGTTGGATGTAAACGAGCCCGTCAGGCCCCACCGGAACGGGATCTTGTCGAGGTGCGCCAGCAGCGCCTTGAAACGTTTGCCACTGGGGTTTTTAAGCCGCGTCAGTTCGTCAAAAACAACGCCATCGAAGCCCGACAAATCTGGCAAGGACTGGATGTTGTCGTAGTTGGTCACAACGATGGGCGCGGCGCTGTCAAACGCTGCTTGACGCTGCGCTGGCGTTCCAACGGCTACGGCGATCTCAAAGTCTGGAGCCCACTTGGGTTGCTCGACCGGCCACACGTCCGTGCAGACGCGCTTGGGGGCCAACACCAGCCATCGCTTGACGTGCCCCTCCGCGATCAGCTCGGTCATGGCCGTCAGCGTGATAGCCGTCTTGCCTGCGCCCACCGGGGCTAGGATCATTGCGCGGTCTCGTTCGAAGAGGAAGTCAGCGGCTTGTTCTTGGTAAGGTCGTAACGTGAGGCCCATTCGTCCACCCCTTCTCTGGACCAGAGGCAAGCGTATCGCTGCCCCAGATGCTGCATGTCCGCAGCAAAGATCTTCTGAAGCGGCGCGAGACGCCCGCCCTTGGTTTTAAGTTCCACAAACCACGTCTGACCGTCCGGCATACATGCGATCCGGTCGGCCACACCGCGCTGCGTAGGCGATTTGAACTTGTAAGTGGTGCCCCCGCGCAACACGACGGCCCACACAAAATAAGTTTCAACCTCACTTTCGCGCATAATTAATCGCTAACGTCCAAAGACTGCCGCCCACTGTTTTTGCAATAAATTGCGCCAGCACGATTTCTGGCATAAGCGCGTTAAAAGCTAACGTGGGGAACAATAAACTATCCACCGCAGCTCCGCAGACGTTTGAAAGATTTGCGCGGCGTTGCCAACTGCCTTGCGATTTTGCAAACACCCACCAATCTGCCAACGCGGCAATCATAAATGACGCGGCAGATGCAATGGCGATGACGCCAGCAGTCGAATTTAGCAGATACGACACACCGCCAGTAGCAACGATAAGCAGCGCCATGCGTTGCGGGGACAAACGCAAATGCAACCAATCACGCAACGCTAAATCTAAACCTATCAATACAAACGCATTTAAAGGCGTTATGACGGGGCCAAAAATTGCCACTAACAAATTAGCCCCAATAATTGCGCTTGCGTATACCACCAAAGCCAAACCTAAGATCATGTTATTTCTCCATATATTCGTAGCGACAAGGCGCGTTGTGAGATTCTATTCGAGCGCGCATCACTTGAGCGCGAACTTCTTTGCTGGGCGGCGTGTACGTTCCAGACCAAGCTTTATCTATCCCTACGTTGCGTCCGATATTGGTTCTGTCGGCGCTGCTCAAGGGAAGTTTTGTAAAACCCTTGGGGTTAAGCATACGCAAGCCGTGCAATTTCACTAGCGGTTCGCCGTTTCGATTGCAGACAACGCGCATAGTTTCGTCGATACGTTTCCACCAATCGGGCGAACCTACCGAAGCGTAAGAACCGGAACTGCCTAGACAAATGCGCGGGTATTGCAACGCGAGACGTTCTAACCTGTCCAGTGATTCGTGCATGTGCCAGACCGGCGCACCAAACCAAGGGGGCAACGGACAAGCATCCAGAAGCGCGTCGTTACTTTCTTCGTCGCCGTCAATAACATCAGGAATAACGGCAAAATCACAAGAGGGTATGCGTTGACATTGCAACGCCCAAACGTAAAACGCAGACCAATCTTGCACCGGGTGTCCACTTTTCCATGCGGAAAACGCACCGTTATCAACAGCAAACGATTGACACACTTCAACCGCCACCGGCAACTGATCGGGGTGGCGAAAACTTACAAACGCATGGCCTGCGTTAACAGCCTTAGCGGCGGCGGTAGCGGGCGTTATGGGGAGGCCGTGATAGTGAATCATAAAAAAATGTATTGCATGTTCGTAAAAGAATGTCTAGTGTCTGATTCGTCAACAGTCCACTGAGGTAATCTAATGGCTCAACATTCCAGCATTGTCGGCGGGTCCACCGCCAAACGCGTCATCAACTGCCCTGGCTCCGTGGCGCTCGTCGCCCAGATGCCGCCCAAGCCATCCAGCGTCTACGCCGACACCGGCACCCTGCTCCACAACGTCATCGCGGACGTGCTGGACGGCAAGGCGACGCCTCAAGATTTCCTTGGCGCTGTCCATGCGGACGTGACGCTCGATCAGGATCTGATCGACAACAAGCTGCTGCCCGCGCTGGCTGCGCTGAATGAGATCGACCCCGACAAGATCATGGAATACGAGACCGAGGTGGTCGTTGGGTTTGGCGATCTGCTGCCCGGCGTGTTCGGGTCCGCCGACATTGTCGGTCGCATTGGCGACACGGCGTACATTGTCGATTGGAAGTTTGGCGATGGCGTCGCCGTCGATGTCGAAGAAAACTCCCAGCTTATGTTTTACGCCGCTGCGGCCATGCGGACCCCCGCCGCGCAATGGGCGTTCGAAAACGCAACCAAGGTTGAACTGGTTATTGTGCAGCCGCCCTATGTCAAGCGTTGGGAGACGACCCCGCGCCGCATCCAACTGTTTGAGAAAGAACTGATGCAGGCGGTCAAGGTTGCCCAGCGTCCTGACGCGCCGCTGGCGCAGGGTGATTGGTGCCGTTGGTGCGCCGCCAAGGCGATCTGCCCCATCATGACCGGCGCTGCTGACCGGGCGATGGTCGCCGCGCTGAAGAGCGTCGATGTCGCCAGCGTGTCGGACCACCTCAAGATGGCGGATCAGTTGGAAAACTGGATCAAGGAGGTGCGGGCGCTGGCGATGCAGACGCTGGAGGCTGGCCTGCCGGTGCCCGGCTACAAGCTTGTCCCCAAGCGCGCCATGCGCCAGTGGATGGATGAAGGAAAGGCCCTTGACGCCATGTGCGATCTGGGGCTCGATGTAAAGGAATTGACAGAGACGAAGTTGTTAAGTCCTGCACAAGCCGAGAAAGTGTTGAAGAAGCACAAGCTCGCGCTGCCTGCGGATCACGTCGTCGCTGTCTCATCGGGTAACACGTTGGCGCCCGAGGATGATCCTCGCCCAGCGGTGTTGCAGATCGGCGCACAGTTGTCCGCCGCTCTTGGTAAACTCGTCTAAGGAGAAACAGTAATGTCAAATCTTACAGCCTTCGGTAACGCTAATCTTCCCTCCGTTCAGTCGCTTGCTTCGAGCCTGCGTTCGATCAACGCCGGGGTGCCTGACGGCGCGGGTTCTGTCATCATCAAGATGGACAAGACCGGCCATTGGGTGTTCGGCGCGGATCAGACCGAAGTCGAGGACGACGCGACTTGGGCCATCAATCCTTTCAGCTTTGTCCACGGCTTTATTGCTTGGGGCGAAGGTGAGGTGCTTGGCGAAAAAATGGTGCCGGTGTCGCAGCCGCTGCCTGAACTCGACGTTGCGCCGCCCGCCGCCAAGCGCGGTTGGGAGGTGCAGGTGGGTCTGTCCCTCAAGTGCATGTCTGGCGAGGACAAGGATCTGGAAGGCCGTTACACGGTCACGTCCGTGGGCGGCAAGAAGGCGGTGCAGCAGCTCGCGCTCGCCATCGCTGCCCAGGTCGATAAGGACCAGACCAAGCCGGTTCCCGTGGTGCGCCTGAAGAAAGAACACTACGTTCACAAGTCCTACGGTCGCATCTATACCCCCGTCTTCGAAATTATTGAGTGGGTCGGGATGGATGGTGCGGCTGCGGAAACCGAGGCGGCGGAAGCCGCGTCGGACGATGCTCCTGCTGAGTCGCGTCGCCGTCGTCGCAGCGCGTAAGGAGGAGTGAAAGCGGGCGCCAGTGGTTCCTCCCCCCGCTGGCGCCCGTGAGTATCTAAAGCCCATGAAAATTCTCTGGCTAGATTTCGAGACGCGGAGCAAGTGCGACTTGCCTTCGCGGGGCGTGTACAATTACGCCCAAGATCTGAGCACTCAGGTGCTTTGCATGTCCTACGCTTTCGATGACGACGAGGTGATGACCTGGGTGCCCGGTCAGCCGTTCCCCGCCGCTGTCGCCAACCACACCGGCCAGATCCGCGCGCACAACGCTGCGTTCGAGCGCCTGATCTTCTGGTTCGTGCTGTGCCCCGATCACAAGATCCCTGAACCTAAGCTGGCGCAGTTCTATTGCACGGCGGCGCAGGCGCGCGCCAACTGCGCGCCCGGCTCGCTGGAGGACGTGGGGCGCTTTGCTGGCGCGTCCATGAAGAAAGACCACCGGGGCTCGCAACTGATTCGTTTGCTGTCCGTCCCGCAGGCTGACGGGGGCTTCCGCCAAGATCAGACGCTCATGGACGAGATGATTGCCTATTGCGAACAAGACGTCCGTGCCATGCGCGCGATCAGCAAGGGTATGCGTGACCTGTCTGCGGACGAGCTGGCCGATTACCACGTCAACGAGCGCATCAACGACCGAGGCGTTCGCGTCGATGTCGCGCTGTGCAACGCTGCCGTGCGCTACGCGACTGAGGAGCTGGACGAGATTCAGCAGATCGTGCGTGAGGTGACGGAGGGCGCGATCACCAGCGTCCGCAGTCCCAAGATGCGCCAGTGGGTGCTGGACCGCGTCGGGCCGCAGGCGCTGGAATTGATGACGATCTACAAGGACGGCGAGGCCAAGTATTCTATCGACAAGTCCGTGCGCGGCAACCTTTTAATTCTTGCTGGAGAAAACCCCGATGAAGTGCCGCCCGATGTCGCTGAGGTCATACAATGTGCGGACGACCTATGGGCGTCATCAGTCGCGAAGTTTCAACGCGCAGCTAATCTTGCTGACGCAGATGATGGACGAGTGCGTGGGGCGTTTGTCTTTTCTGGGGGTTCAGCAACGGGCCGTGCTTCGAGCTTTGGACTGCAATTGCAAAACTTCCCTCGCAAGTGTGCGAAGGAACCTGAACTAGTTCGCGCTGCGATGACGCAGGGCAACGAGATCGTCCCGCAGTACGGCAAGCGCGTTACGGATGTGCTAAAGCAGATGCTGCGCCCCATGATTTTGCCCGAGCGCGGCAACAGTCTAATCATTTACGATTGGTCGTCCATCGAAGCGCGCGTCAATCCGTGGCTGTCTGGTCGGGGCGACGACAAACTGGACATCTTCCGCAACGGCGGCGACGTTTACAAGGTGAACGCATCGGCAACCTTTCGTGTGCCGGTCGCCGAGGTGACGGGCGACCAGCGCCAGGTCGGCAAGGTCCAGGAACTCGCGTGTTCTTTTGGGGGCGGCGTCGGCGCGTTCGCTGCGATGGGCCGCATCTACGGCCTGTTGCTGCCTGAACCTGAGGCCAAGCGCATGGTGGACGGGTGGCGTCGCGCTAATCCGTGGGCGATGCCGTTCTGGGAAGGTCTGGAGCGGTGCTACACCGCCGCCATGCGCCATAAGGGGAAAGAGTTTACCGCCGGGCGCATAACTTACTTGTTCGACGGCGTCCACCTCTGGTACGCTTTGCCGTCTGGGCGCATTCTTTGCTACCCATACGCTCGATTGGAGGAAGACGGCGTCACCTACGCCAAGGCGGCGTGGAAGCCCGCCGCAGACGCCAAGGAATGGCCCCGCGCCCGCCTATGGCGTGGTCTGGCCTGCGAGAACGTCACGCAGGCGACCGCGCACGATCTGCTTCGCATATCTCTGCGCCGGTTAGATGAAGCCGGTTTCGAAGTTATCGCGCATGTCCACGATGAAATAATTGTGGAGCATCCGACAATTGAGGCGGAAGACGCCGCCGAACGAATACGAAACATAATGGTGACGCCTCCTGCGTGGGGAAAAGATATACCTCTTGCCGCCGAAGGCGAAGTAATGCTACGGTATCACAAATAACTTGCCGGAGCATCGCGATGAATGAGTTAACGCAAGAACGTCTCAAAGAATGTTTGACCTATGTGCCCGCTACAGGAAAATTTTATTGGCGAATGTCGCGCGGCGCGGCGCGGAGAGGGACCGTTGCAGGGGCGGTAGATGCTTACGGCTATGTGAATGTCCGCATAGACGGTAAGCTATACAAAGCTCACAGATTGGCGTGGTTGTACGAACATGGGGCGTGGCCGGGCGGCGTCATAGACCACATGAACAACAACCCCAGCGACAACCGTTTAGTTAACCTGCGCGATGTATCTCAATCGGTAAACATGCACAACGCCAAGGTGCGTACCGGTTCGCGCAGCGGGGTTGCGGGCGTTCGGTGGCGCGCGGATCGCGGATGTTGGATAGCCACCATTCGAGTGGGGTACGCCCAGCACTATTTAGGTTCTTTTGCATCTGTAGACGACGCCATTGCTGCGCGAAAAATGTCGGAGCAGCAGATGCTGGCGGTTATCGGAAAATAAAAGGGGTAGGACATGCAAGAACAACAATTCTACGATTACATTACGGGGCTTGCCCCGGCAGGCGAGACGGCGCTGCTGGTGCGCCAGAAGCCCGTCATGCGCGACGGCGAACAGCAGATGCACGCAGACGGCGTGCCTAAGTACACTTGGCCCGCGTATATGCCTACCAAGCCGCGCAAGGAAGGCGAGGCGTGGTATCTCAACACCGGCTCATTCATGGTGTCACGCTTCCTCGACGGCAAGCCCAGCGCCAGCGCCGCCAATTGCGATTACGTCCTGTGCATGATGCTGGACGACATTGGCACCAAGTCCAAGGTGCCTCCGCTGCCCCCGACGTGGATCATGGAGACCAGCGAGGGGTCGTTCCAGTGGGGCTACGGCTTTACCGAGCAGCCGTCCAAGGGCGAGTTCAGCGCGGCCATCACCGCCATTGCGGAGGCCGGCTACACGGATCCCGGCGCGACCAACCCTGTACGTAATTTCCGTATTCCCGGATCAGTCAATGTAAAGCCCGGTCGTGATCTCTTCCGTTCACGTTTGGTTGAGTTCCACCCTGACCGTGAGTATACCCTGCCTCAGATCTGCGAGGCGCTGGGCGTTACGCCAGCGGAGGCGGACACCGCCCGCGTCTTGTCGTTCAAGCTGCGCGACACCGGCAAGGACACCGTGCTGGAGTGGCTTAATGACAAGGGTCTGGTGCTGTCGCACGTCAACCCAGAGGGCTGGATGGGCGTCGTGTGCCCCAACCATGCCGAGCACACGGATGGCCAGATCGGAGCCCGCTACAAGCCTCTGGATCGCTCGTTTTGCTGCTACCACGGCCACTGCGAGGGCTTCAACACGCAGGCGTTCTTGGCTTGGGTGCATGACAACGGCGGCCCGCGCGTCTCGCCAGGTCTGCGCGACGAGTTGCTGGCCGAGCATATGCAGGCGGCCATGTCCAAGCTGTCGCCCACTGAGGCGTTCCCTGACGAGGCCGCCAAGGTCATCGCTGAAGTGGAGCGCAAGGAGGTCGGACGTGTTGACAAGGCGAGCTGGTATGAACGCTTCGCCTACATCGTGGAAGACGATGCTTATTTCGACATGGACGCCCGCACCGAGATCAGCCGGGGCAGCTTCAACGCCATCTTCCGACACGTCAACTGCAAGAGCATCCACGTCACCGGCAAGAGCGCCCGGCGGATTGAGGCCAGCGTGTGTTACGACGAGAACCGCAGCGCCGCCAACGCCCGCCTGCTGCGCGGCATCACCTATGCTGCGGGTGACGGCGTCCTCGTCTCACGCGACGGCGACGTGTACGGCAACCGCTGGCGCGACGCGCGGCCTGATCTGACCGGCGTGGGCGTTGGCGACGTGTCCCGGTGGCTGGACCATTGCCGGGTGCTGGTGCCTGAGGAAGCCGAGTTGAACCATTGCCTCGACGTGATGGCGTTTAAGCTCCAGAACCCCCGCGTCAAGGTCAACCACGCGATCCTGCACGGCGGTGACGAGGGTTCCGGCAAGGACACCATGTGGGCTCCGTTTATCTGGTCTGTGTGCGGTCCAGGTCTCAAGAACCGGGGTCTGGTGGACAGTGACGGGCTTACCTCGCAATGGGGGTACGCGTTGGAATCGGAGATCCTGATCCTGAACGAGTTGAAGGAGCCCGACGCCAAGGAGCGGCGCACCCTCGCCAACAAGCTCAAGCCCATCATTGCTGCGCCGCCGGAGACGCTGCCGATCAACCGCAAGGGCCTGCACCCTTACGACATGGTGAACCGCATGATGGTGCTGGCGTTTACGAACGATCCGGTGCCGATCTCAATATCGTCCGCTGATCGCCGTTGGTTTTGCATTTGGTCAACGGCGGGGCGTATGCCCGCAGACGAGGCGCAGGCGATGTGGCGCTGGTATCGCTCCGGCGGGTTTGAAACCATCGCCCGGTGGCTCGCTGACCGCGACGTGTCGAAGTTCAATCCGGCAGCGCCGCCCATGTGGACTGAGTTCAAGGAAAACCTAATTGAGAACGGCATGAGCATCGCCGAGAGTTATATCGTGGACCAGATCCGCGCCAAGTCGGGCGAGTTTAGGCGCGGCGTGGTCGCCACGCCATTCTTCAAGATTTGCGAAAGCCTGACTAATGGCGCACCTGGCGGCGTCAAGATTCCGCAGGCGGCGTTGCTTCACGCCCTCAAGGAGGCCGGGTGGATGGACATGGGGCGCATCGCATCGTTCGAGCATTCCAGTAAACGCCACATCTACGCTGCGCCCGATCTGGCGCGGTCGCAGACCAAAAGCTATCTGCGAAACCTGTTAGAGCCTGTCGCCAGCGCGGAAGGTAACGTGCGCGATTTTCCCGGCAAGAAACCCTGACAGAGTTTCTGGAACGAAAGACCCCCGGTTGCGTGAGCGACCGGGGGCAAGTGGGCGTGTCGAACAAACACTAGGGACTAGACCGTCAGACAGCCTGTCTGACGCGCCGGGGCGGGTGCCCCGACGATCCGGTTCATCACCGGATCTGTTTTGCGGCACGGGCCGCATGTTCATCATCTTCGCGCAGGGCGTGGGTCGCAACGCACCACGCGCTTTCAATCTCACGGGGCGGCGTGTCTTCAATGACGCGCAGAGCCGCCCGCAAATTCTCGATCTGATACTGGTAGGTCTCGGTGGCGTCGTCAATGGCGTTTGCGGTTGCGCGGTCGTCAACGCCTAGAATGACCAACAGTTCCTCAATCTCACGCTCCATCTCGTCGTGGAACATCTGCTTCTTGCGGCCTTCGCAGTAATAGGCCAGCAGCGCCGCTTCAGCAATAGCCTTGGCCGCGATCTGAATGCGGACGTAGGCAACCGCGTCGTGTTCACAGATACCGATTTTGAATGTCATGGTAGGCTCCCCTTGGTTGACGGTGGACCATCGCACGTCAGCGCAATGGTGTAAAGATTTATTTTGCATCCAGTGCTTTGCGGGCAAGCTCTTCAATTGCAGGCCAACGATCGTCATATGCCGCGTCAAACGAATACTGATCGACCCAGCTCAACACTTCCCGCAGCGCCGCCTCCAGTTTCTTGATGCGGTCGGCAGCTTCACTCATCGTCACCGCCGTTTCGTAATCGTCTCGCAGTGGCCCCTTATGCAGCCGCTTCACAAGATCATCAGTCATCTTTTCTCTCCAGTGCTTTCTGAGCTGTGCGGCCACAGTTAGCGCCGCCATCGTAGTATTCGACTCCGCATCCATCGTCAGGTTTGCAATCGCAGGCGTAGAGACGCAGCGCCGCCTCCAGCTTCTCGATGTGGTCTGCGGCGGGCTTGGCAAGATACCAGCCACTGTTACGCAACTGCTTCACAAGATCATCAGTCATCTTTCCACTCCAATGCTTTGCGGCGAATTACGACGAAGCGACCCAATGGCCGGGCTCTCAGTTCTTTGAACCAGAGGGCCGTTATGTTATGGCCCATGAACCGTGAAGCAAGCACCACCGTCTTTACCGTTTGAAGCTCTGGATGCCGCTTCAAGTGGCTCTTGAAAGCCTTGAAGGAGCGGCAATGGGCAGTGGTGGTGGCTCCTTTTGTCCCGCACTCTGACAAAGGTAGCCACTTTTTATGCTCGTAGCTCCACCACAAGTCCCCTTCAAAGTTGGTGATGCCGTGAAAGCGCGAGCGCAGAATGCGGGTGCCCTTAGGGGCTTCAAAATAAAACTCCCATCTGCCCTCAGTCATCTTTCCCCTCCAGCGCGTTGCGGGCTATAGAAGCCATCTCTTCGTTGTACCGATGATGTACTGCGATCTTTTCCAAAGCGCGCTCCAGCTTCTCAATGCGGTCGGCGGCTGCGTCAGCGTTTTCAGCATGATGCCAATTAACAGTCTTTTTGGGGTCGCAATCAGCTTCATGCGCAACTGCCCTGTGGTCTTTCGCATCTTCACGCAGCCGCTTTACAAGATCATCGCTCATGTTAACCTTCTCCCGTTTTTTTAACACGTTCTGGGGATGTGTTAAGTTCGCGTCTCATTGTCGGGTTAGGGCGCCCGCGCACGTCAGGGTTAGGCCAGACCCAAATTTCTCCAGTGTCGTCTTGAATGCAGACCCACAGCAAATGGTGTTCGTCGCCGTTATCGATCAGGAAGTGGCACAGCGCCCGCCCCAGCGGCGTGGTGAGCGGTATGGTAGGGTTTAGCTGGAGGATCACGGCCTGCCCTCCGTCAGGAACGCAGGCGCGTCCAGCGGCTCATCGCCGGGCCTGTCGGGCATAGTAGCGCGGGGCATGGCGGCGGGTGCCTGCGCTTGCGCCAGGTCGCGCACCACCAGTTCGAAGTAACCCGCGCCGTCCTGCCAGTGGTCGGGAAAAGACGGGTCGCCGCACAGGATGCGCGACACCTTGTCGGCGATGACCTCCAGCGCCTGCGCCTGCGCCACGTCCAGCCGGTTCCAATTGCGCGAGGTTCGCATGACGTTCTTGATGGCTTGCGAGTAACCGGCGACTTCGCGGAATAGCCCGTGGGTCTGTTCTCGCTCGCTCAGGATCTGGTCTGTAATGCTCATTTTTTACGGTCCTTTTTCGGATTTAAGGCGTTCATGACGGTGGTGTGGTCGCGGTTGCAGAATATCGCTATCTTTTTCAGAGACCACCCATGGCGGCGCAGGGCGGCGTAGACGTCGGCGCGGGCACGGGTGTAGGGCAGGGTGCGGCTTGGACCCATGGCTTGGTCAAAGGTCATGCCGTGAGGCGCAAGCGCCTCTTGTGCGATGCGCCTGGCGGCGCGGGGCGGGGGTACGATCGGCGGCGCAGGCGGCGCGTTCGATTTGATTTCGGCTATGACTTCGGCTTTAACCTCGTCTCTAAGCTCGGCCTTAAGTTCTTCGCGAATTTCGGTCTCAAGCTCCACGTCGATCTCAACGGCGAGTTCGACGATCAGCTTAGGGTCGGGCGTCGGCGGTTGACGCCATGGCGCCGGGGGCGGTCCGTTCAACCTAGCGCGCACGGCCTTGTAGTGGTCCATTAGCTCGTCATAGTAGCTCATGGGACCATCTCCATCAGCCAGCGCCGCGCGTCGGCCTCGTTCCTAGCGTAGCCCAGCGCGCCTAGGACGCTCACGCAGCGCCATGCGCGGGCGTGGGTGCGCTTGTAGCGGACGGGGCCGTAGTGGCCTAGCAGGCGCCCGTAGTAGCTCACGGTGCGCGTCGCGTCGGGGTGGGTTTGAACGGTTACCATATCACGCCCTCCGATTCTGAGCGCGCACGGCGCGCAGGATCTCCTGCCCATCGCTCGCCCACACGCCGGAGGCGCAGGGGCATGGGTGCGTCGGGAGCTCACGGGCAAGCTCACGGGCCTGCAAGGCGCGTATGGCGCTCAGAACCGCCTGGCCATACGCGCGGCGGTCGGCGTCGGGCGCGCGCCTGTAGCGGTCCAAGCCGGGCAGCTTGGGGTAAACTTTATGATCGGCATAGAAACCGTTCATATCATCATATGTGCGGATTCGCTTAGCCATTGTCAGACCTCCAGATCTATAGCGCCAGCATGGCGACGAGCGCCCCCACGACTAGCATGGACATCAGGGTGAGCAGGGCTTCGATGATCGCGATCATTGTTGAGGTTCCGTTGCGGGAGGGGCGGGGGGCGACGCGCTTGGTAGCGCGTCGTTGGGGCGATGGGGCGTATGGGCGTCACGCGCATCAGAAAACGCGGACGGCGTTGGAAAGCTTCTGGGTCAGACCGTATTCGGTCACGGTCGACACGTCGGTGTAGGGCACGGTCCAGTCACGGGGCGTCGGGTCACGCTCCCATGATTGCTTGGCGTAGGTTTCAAGCGCGGCCCACGCCGGACGGCGCTCGCCCGTGTGATATGTCGGTTGACGGCGCACGTCTTCATTATAGGCAAGCTCGCCGGGGGTCATGTTGCGGGTCATGATCAAGCCTCCTCTGATTCGGTTTCGATGTCATATGCGTCGCGATAGGCGTCGCGCATGGCGTCGCCGATTTCGTACCATTCGACATCTTGCAGGAATGCGCGGGCGTATTCGCGGGCAATGGTGTTTGCGCCGCCCTCGACCAAGTCGAGCGCATAATCCTTCAACGCCATGCCAAGATCGTATCGGTCCAGCTTGTGCCAATCCATATCGCGCAAGTCGATTCCATCAAAGATTTCGAGATTGACGCGCCAGGTAGCGTAATTGGTCCAGCCGTTGTATGTGTTGCTCATGTTGTTCGATTCCTTGTTTTTGGTCTCATCAGACGGCGCGTGACGCCGTGACGGGCTGGCGCCCGTTTCGACTTGTTAGGCGCAAGTCATGCTCTCAGGCAATTCCTTAGACGCCCAGCCATAGAAACGTGCGCGTGCGCCGTTAGCCTCAACGTCAGACAAATGCGCCCATTCATATGCGCTGCCCACGCGGCGAAACGCGCGTCTGTCAAGCGCAGGGTTGATGACGGGCTCTACCATCAGCATTTGGCCATCGGATGTGGTGAGGATTGTAATGCCTTTATTCATTGTCACGCTCCCGTTACCAAGTGAAGGATGCTTTGAAGGTCTCGCCGGGATATTGCGCCTGCGCTGCAGCGACCGCATCCTTGCAAGTGCGATAGGCGTTGGTATTCCATGCGAATGACCACACGAGGTGCGGCGCAGTCTTGGGCGTGCGCTTGTGCCAGACGTAAATCTTGCGAGGGTAAACTTTGAAGGTGCTCATTTGTCTGTCCTAATGTTTGGCGTCTGCGCGCCGTTTCGACAAGAATCACTGTAAAGGATTTTCGAGCATTAGCAAGCGGAAAATGCAGGAATGGCGAAAAAAGTTTTGGGCTAGTGCTTGGTCGGGCTTAGGCGTCGCATTAGGCGTGCGAATTTCCCAGTTTTCCGGGCTGTTAGGCTATTTAGGCTATTATTTATATATACCTTTAGAAATTTAAATGTGTATTGTATAGCTCTAGCTGTAGGCTGTGTGGAGCTGTGACGTGTCCCGCGAAACTAGCCTAAATGGCCTAAGTGATATTTTTTCCCGGTTTTCTGGGGGCTTTTTGCCAAAATGCGTGACAATTAATAGCCAAACAAGACGACTATGTAAACGCCCAACGCCACGCCCCGGCACGCGCGTTAGGCCATTTAGGCCATTTAGGCCATTTAGGCCATTTGCAAACACTAGCCTAAATGGCCTAACGCCATGCACGCGCTACTGGCACGCCATGCGAGCGCCAGGCAAGCGCAAGCTGGCGCAGGACGCCATGTGCGACTTCCGGCGCGTAGCCTAAATGGCCCAAAACGCCTATGCCATTGCCTAGATCATGTAGCTATTGCCTTGCTTGTGTTGCTATTGCCTAGATCATGTAGCTATTGCTCAGGTTATGTTAGAAGGGGGGGGGAGGGCCTGCTGCCGCCCGGTCACGATCACGGAGGGATTGCAAACAATTTTTTTTAAATATAAAATGTCTTACATGACATGGCACACGCTCCCACACGAACCGCGCAGGCTTCAGGCAACTGAGGCGCGGCTTGACGCAATCTATTGGGCGGCGCGTAATGGCCTGAAGGGCGACACGCTGGCGTTGGCTGCTGGGATGCGTCCGTCTGAGTATCGGCAGCTCTGCGAGTTTGATCCGCTGACGGAGATGGCGGAACAGAAGGGACGCGCTGACGGCGAGATGGAAGTCTCTGGTATATTGCACGAGGCGGCGCGGCAGGGCGACGCCAAGGCGGCGCTGGAGATCTTGAAGCACGCGCATGGGTGGACCGCCAAGACGGCTGTAGACATCAGCATCGACCAGACCATATCGGTCAAGCACGCCTTGGAGATGGCCCAGCAACGAGTGCTGGAGGGGGCGTTTACTGTCGTGGAACAGTTAGAGGACATGGACTGTGCAAGCACCAATCTATTCGGCTCAGGACGAGATGGAGCTAATGTCGCGGTTGTGGACGCCCGCGCTGAAGAACGACCCGTTGAAGTTCGTCCTGTACGCATTTCCGTGGGGGCAGAAGGGGACGCCTCTTGAGGATTTTGCTGGCCCGCGCAAATGGCAGCGCGAAGTGCTGCATGAATTGGCGCAGCATATAGAGCAGAACAACGGCAAAGTTGACTTTGACACGCTGCGGATGGCGACCAGTTCGGGGCGCGGCATCGGCAAGTCGGCGCTGGTGTCCTGGCTGGTGATCTGGATGCTATCGACGCGCATTGGGTCCACCACCATCGTGTCGGCCAACTCGGAAGCGCAGCTTAGGTCAGTGACGTGGGCGGAAATAACCAAATGGCTCAGCATGAGCCTGAACAGCCACTGGTTCGAAATCAGCGCGACAAGGGTTGCACCGGCCAAGTGGCTGACGGAGATCGTGGAAAAGGATCTCAAGATGGGCACGCGCTACTGGGGCGCGGAGGGACGGCTGTGGAGCGCGGAGAATCCCGACGCCTACGCGGGGGTGCACAACTTTCAAGGCGTGATGTTGGTGTTCGATGAGGCCAGCGGCATTGAGGACAGCATCTGGTCGGTGGCGGCGGGGTTCTTTACGGAGAACACGCCCAACAGGTTCTGGATGGCGTTCAGCAACCCGCGTCGCAACAGCGGGTACTTCTACGAGTGCTTCAACGGCAAGCGAGACTTTTGGCGCAACAAGATCGTGGACGCCCGGTCGGTCGAGGGAACCGACAAACAAGTTTATCAACAGATCATTGACGAGTACGGGGCGGACAGCAACCAAGCCTACGTTGAGGTGTACGGGCAGTTTCCCAGTGCGTCAGACGATCAGTTCATTGGCAGCCATTTGGTTGACGAGGCAATGGCAAGGGTCAAGTGGAAGGATCAGTCGGCCCCCATCGTCATCGGCGTGGACCCGGCGCGGTTCGGGGCGGACTCGACGGTCATCGCCGTGCGGCAGGGCCGGGACATCATCGCTATTAAAAAGTACCGGGGCGACGACACGATGGAGGTCGTCGGACGCGTGATCGAGGCCATCGAAGAGTACAAGCCCGCGCTGGTCGTGGTGGACGAGGGCGGGCTGGGCGCGGGCGTTGTGGACCGGCTTAAGGAACAGCGGTACAAGATTAGGGGCGTCAACTTCGGGTCCAAAAGTAAAAACCCGCTCATGTGGGGCAACAAGCGGGCGGAGATGTGGGGTGAGCTGCGGACGTGGCTCAAGACGGCCAGCCTGCCCAAGGACCGCTACCTCAAGAGCGACCTGATTGGCCCCATGATGAAGCCGGACAGCAAGGGTACGATTTTCTTGGAAAGCAAAAAGGACATGAAGGCGCGGGGGCTGGCGTCGCCTGACGCGGCGGACGCCATTGCTGTCACGTTTGCGTTCCCGGTGGCGCACCGGGAGTACGTTGACCGGGGGCCAAGAAGGGGGTACTCTGCGGGCGGAATTACAACCTCATGGATGGGATCGTAACTATGTCCTCCAGCACCAAATCAATCGGCATCGCGTTTGAAGATCAGAACATCATCGGCTCTGATTTTGTTTTGGCTGGCGGTCAGCTTGGCTATTCGACCGACGCTCAAGGCGCGGTTACGCAGCTTACCAGCAAGTCGACCGGCGTGACGCTGGATAAGTCCTGCGGTCAAATTACCATGAACAACGCCGCGCTGGCGGCTACAACCAACGTGACGTTTACGTTGACCAACTCGCTGATCGGCGTCAAGGACGTGCTGGTACTGAACGTGTATGGTGGCACTTCGGGGTCGTACAACGTGTGGGTAAGCGGTCTGGCTGCGGGTTCTGCAACCATCACCGTGCGTAACATCACGGCTGGTTCGTTGTCGGAAGCCATCGTTATCAACTACGCCATCATCCACGGACAGTAAGATGCCCCTCAAAAAATCCGCGTCGCCCAAGGCGTTCAAAGCCAACGTGGCGGCAGAGGTAAAGGCAGGCAAACCGCCCAAGCAGGCGGTTGCCATTGCCTATTCGGTTAAGCGAGCAGCAGCGAAGCCGTCAAAAGGTAAGTGACATGGACTATTCAGGGGTAGCTGCGGCAGGCCGTGTGTCTAGCGGAGGCGGGTCTCGTAAGAAAGACCCCGCCACCGTCATGGACACCATGCGTAGCCGTCTGACGATGGCTATTTCTGCTTATTCTGAAAGCCGCGAAGACGAGTTGGACGACCTGCGGTTTTTTGCGGGATCGCCCGACAACCAGTGGCAGTGGCCTGCGGACGTGCTGGCTACCCGTGGGTCGGTGCAGGGACAGACAATCAACGCCCGGCCTTGCCTGACCATCAACAAGCTGCCCCAGCATGTGCGCCAGGTAACAAATGATCAAAGACAGAATCGACCCAGTGGTAAAGTTATTCCTGTCGATGACAAGGCAGACGTGGAAGTCGCTGAAATCTACGATGGTATCGTGCGCCATATTGAGTATATGTCGGACGCAGACGTGGCTTACGATACTGCTTGCGAGAATCAGGTAACGTATGGCGAGGGCTACATCCGGCTGCTGACGGAGTATTGTGGTGACGATACGTTCGATCAGGACATCCGCATTGGGCGCATTCGCAACTCTTTTAGTGTCTACATGGACCCCACCATTCAAGATCCATGCGGATCTGACGCCAAATGGTGCTTTATCACAGAAGATCTCACGCGTTCTGAGTACGAGCGCCTTTTCCCCGACGCCATGCCTGTCTCGTCCATCCAACAGCAAGGCGTGGGCGACGAAAACTTGTCCAACTGGCTTAACGAAGACGTAGTCCGCATTGCGGAGTACTTTTACATCGACTACGAGCCTGCCAAGCTCAATTTGTACCCTGACAACCGCACAGCGTTTGAAGGAAGCCGCGAAGACGCCATGTTTAAAGCGTCTGGATTGATCCCGCTCAAGAGCCGCAACGTGGACCGCAAGCGGGTTAAGTGGTGCAAGACCAACGGCTATGAAATGCTGGAAGAAAACGACTGGGCGGGCCAGTGGATTCCGGTCATTCGCGTCGTTGGCAACGAATTTGAGGTCGATGGCCGTCTTTTTGTGTCTGGATTGGTGCGAAACGCCAAAGATGCCCAGCGGATGTACAACTATTGGGTGTCCGCCGAAACTGAAATGTTGGCTTTGGCCCCCAAAGCGCCGTTTATTGGCTACGGAGGCCAGTTTGAAGGTTATGAACAGCAGTGGAAGACTGCAAACGTCAACAATTGGCCCTATTTGGAGGTCAATCCTGACGTTACGGACGGCGCTGGCGCTGTCTTGCCGCTTCCGCAGCGCGCTGCACCTCCAATGGCCCAAGTGGGGCTTATTCAGGCTAAGGCAGGCGCGTCTGACGACATCAAATCAACCACTGGTCAGTACGATAGTAGCCTCGGCGCGACCAGTAACGAGCGGTCGGGACGGGCTATTCTGGCTCGCGAAAAACAAGGCGATACAGGCACATATCACTACGTTGACAACCTCGCCCGCGCCATCCGCTACACGACGCGCCAGATTGTCGATATGATTCCTAAGATCTACGACACCCAGCGCATCGCTCGTATCATCGGCATCGACGGTGAAACGGACATGGCTAAGATTGATCCGACGCAGCAAGAGCCTGTCAAGAAGATCGTAAACCCAGAAAACCCCAATGTTGTGATTGAAAAGATCTACAACCCCAGCGTTGGAAAGTATGATGTGTGTGTCACAACGGGGCCAAGCTACATGACCAAGCGTCAGGAAGCTCTCGACTCCATGTCGCAGCTTCTTCAGGGCAACCCGGCACTTTGGGCCGTCGCTGGCGATCTGTTTATCAAGAACATGGATTGGCCCGGCGCGCAGGAAATGTCCAAGCGGTTTGCCAAGACTATCGACCCCAAGCTTCTTGAGACCGACGACAAATCCCCGGCGCTTCAAGCTGCTGAACAGCAGATGCAGGCAATGGGTCAAGAGATGGACATGATGCACAAGATGCTTCAGAACGTCCATCAGTCCGTCGAAATGCAGGATCTTGAGCGCAAGAACTTTGAAGCGACGATCAAGGCGTTTGACGCTGAGACCAAGCGTTTGTCCGCCGTTCAAGCGTCCATGTCGCCCGAACAGATCCAAGACATTGTCATGGGCACCGTTCACGGCATGATCACCAGCGGCGATTTGGCGGGCGAAATGCCAGGTCAGCAATTGCCAGGCGAAGAAATGCCAATGGAAATGCCGCAGGAAATGGCGTCTGAAATGCCGCCCCAAGGGATGCCACCGCAGGGAATGCCGCAATGAAGAAAGCTTCTGATTTTGTAGGGTATCTGTTCCTTGCACGGGATGTGGCTCACTCGGTCCATCTCAACACCCGCAGCTTTGCCAAGCACATGGCGTTGCAAGGGTTTTACGATGGCATCGTTGATTTGGCCGACAAATTTGCTGAAGCTTATCAAGGCCGTCACGGTCTGATCGGCGGAATCAGCCTTCAAACCGCCAAGAAAACTACCAACGTGGTTGAGTTTTTGGAAAACCAGCTCGAAGAGATTGAAGCTTGTCGGTACGACGTGGTGTCTGACAAAGACACTGCGCTTCAGAACATCATCGACGAAATCGTAGGGTTGTATCTTTCAACCCTGTACAAACTCAAGTTCTTGTCGTGAGGCGCTGATGCCCACCGCCTCCTACGTCAAATATACCGCCGCTATTGAGCCTCTTTTAGAGGGGATCAACGCTGGCACGGACACATGGAAGATTGCGCTGGCGTTGACCGTCAACGCCGCCGATACGACGTTTACGGCGGGCACCACGGATCTGGCTACGGCTGGCGGGTACACGGCAGGCGGCAACACAGCTAGCATCACGTCCGCCGCCCAGACGGCAGGCACCTACAAATTGGTATTGGCAAGCCCGGCTGTCTGGACGGGATCTGGCGCTGGATTTACGTTTCGATATGCGATACTTTGGGATGCAACGACCAGCACCCCGGTAGCGTATTGGGATTACGGGTCCAGCGTAACCGTGGCTTCCGGCGACACCATTACCGTGACCCTTGATGCTACGAATGGCGTGTTCCAAGCTACCTGATAGGATAGATCTATGGCCTTCATAACCGCAGATCGTGTCAAGGACACATCGACCACGACCGGTACCGGCAACATTACGGTGTCTGGATCTGCGCCGTTTGGCTATCGTACCTTCTCAACGGTTTTGAGCGTTGGCGACACATTCTATTACGCCATTCAAGGACAATCGACTGCCGAATGGGAAATTGGCGTTGGCACCTACGTCAGCACCAACCAGTTTGCCCGCACGACCGTTTTGGCGTCTTCCGCCAGCGGCAGCGCCGTGTCGTTCTCGTCCGGCACCAAAAATGTGTTTATCACGTTGGCGGCTGCCAGAACGCTTCAACTTGGGCCTAGTGATGGGCCTACCGCCGGTTCTGTGCCTTATGGCACGGGCTCTACGTTGGCGTATACGGCGGCAGGCACGGCAGGGCAATTGCTTCAATCTAATGGTTCTGGCGCACCCACTTGGGTTACGGCGGCCGGAACTGGTACGGTCACTAGCGTTGATGTTAGTGGCGGCACAACGGGCCTTACCGCCAGTGGCGGGCCAGTTACTACGTCTGGCGCCATAACGCTTGCGGGTACGCTTGCAACGGCTAATGGCGGCACTGGCGGCACGGCTACTCCTACGGCAGGCACTATTCCCTATGGCACCGGCACTGCGCTTGGCTATTCAGCTGTGGGTACGTCCGGTCAAGTGCTTACGTCTGGAGGGTCTGGTGCCCCTACTTGGACTACAGTGACCGGCACCGGCACGGTTACCAGCGTCAACGTTAGCGGCGGTACTACGGGGCTTACGTACAGCGGCGGTCCCATTACGGGCTCCGGCACCATTACAATGGCAGGCACATTGGCGGTTGCCAACGGCGGTACGGGTATCACCAGTTTTGGTACGGGCGTTGCTACTGCGTTTGGGCAAAACGTATCGGGTTCCGGCAGCATCGTTCTTGGCACATCACCTACGGTCAATAACCCTACTGTTACTAATTACGTTGAATCGGTCGTAGCCATTGGAACCGTTACGACCACCAACACTCTCAGCCTTACCAACGGTACGGTGCAGACGGCTACATTGACGGCGTCTACGGCCTGCACGTTTACGATGCCAACGGCGACCGCTGGTAAATCTTTTGTGTTGTTGCTAAAGCAAGCCGCAACTACTGGTAACGGTACTGCTACGTTTACCAGCGTAAAATGGAATGCAAGCGGCGCGCCCACTATTACCGCAACCGCAGGTAAAATGGACATCCTTACGTTTGTTGCTGACGGCACCAATTGGTACGGCAGTTATGCACAAGGATACACCCCGTAATGTTCGCCGCAAAAAACAATTTTCTTGCTGGAGGATTGCCGGTGGTTTCGTCCATCGAATACCTTGTTGTTGCTGGTGGCGCGGGCGGCGGGTGGTCTCGTGGTGGTGGGGGCGGCGCGGGCGGGTTTCGCACTAGCACGGCGTCCGTAGCTCCCGCAACCACATATACAATCACCGTTGGCAGCGGCGGCCCCGGCGGCATTACCGGTGCGTCTACCACACAAAATGGTAGCGATTCTAGCATATCCGGCATTTCAATTACATCTACGGGCGGCGGTTACGGTGCTTCGTCTAATGTTGCTATCGGCGGCGCAGGTGGATCAGGCGGCGGCGGATGTAGCATCAGCATAATTGGCGGCGCGGGGATATCCGGGCAAGGAAATAACGGCGGCGCTGGCGGCGCGGGGTCTGGGTATGCTGGTGGTGGTGGTGGTGGCGCGGGGGCCGTTGGCAGTGTTGCAACCGTAAGCGGCGGCGCTGGCGGCGCAGGTACGGCATCGTCAATAACAGGATCGTCCGTAACATACGCTGGCGGCGGAGGCGGCGGTGCTGACACAACAATTGGCATTGGCGGCGCGGGCGGTGCTGGAGGCGGCGGAACTGGCGGAAGCACAAACGGGTCAAATACCGCAGGCACTGCAAATACCGGCGGCGGCGGCGGCGCGGGCGGCCGCAACCCTGGCGAATATAATGGCGCGGCGGGCGGGTCAGGCATTGTAGTTATTCGTTACCCCAACACATATGCTGCCGCCACATCTACTACCGGATCGCCTACTATCACCAACACTGGCGGGTATAGAATTTACGTCTTTAACAGTAGCGGGAGCATAGCTTTCTAATGGCTTTCATAACCGCCGACCGTGTTCTTGATAGTTCCACGTCCACTGGCACGGGAACGTTTGTCGTATCTGGTACGCCTGCTGCGGGGTATCAAACATTTTCGTCTGTTATGTCGATTGGCGACACTTGCTACTATTCAATCCAAGGACAGACAACTAGCGAATGGGAAGTAGGGCTCGCCACTTATTCGTCTGCCAACACGCTTACCCGCACCACGGTTTATAGCTCGTCCAATGCAGGCGCTGCGGTTACGTTTTCCGCAGGCACTAAAAATGTGTTCCTTACGATGGCGGCGTCGCGGTCGCCGCAACTTAACGCATCCGGCAATATAACGGCGCTTGGTACGCCAGTTTCTGCAACTTTAACCAACGCTATTGGGTTGCCATTGACCACAGGCGTAACCGGCGTTTTGCCTCCCGCAAACGGTGGGGCGTTAGCATGGCAAACTGTTCAAACAAGCGGATTTACCGCTGTTGCTGGCAATGCGTACCCTGTCAACACAACATCTGGCGCAGTAACTGTAACGTTACCAGCAAGTCCGTCTGCGGGTAATGTCGTACAAATTACGGATTACGCAGGCACGTTTATCACTAACAATTGCATCGTCAATCCAAATGGCGGAAAAATTAATAGCTCTACAAATAATTTTGGTATTGGTATAGCTCGTCAAAGTTTGTACATAGACGCTACACAAGGATGGAGTATTTATTCCGCTGCTAACCAAAGCACTATTTACGCAGGGGCATATCTGCTTGCCGCTGGCGGCGGGGGCAATCCTACCAGCGGCGTGACTAATTTAGGCGGCGGCGGCGCAGGAGGTATTTTAACCGGAATTTTAACTTTAATTTTAGGTACGACATATACCGTTACAATTGGCGGCGGAGGGTCGAGCACTACGAACGGGTCAAATTCATCTTTTACAACCGTAACTACTGCTGCGGTTGGCGGCGGGGCAGCATTAACCACAGGCGGCGCAGCAGGTGGGTCTGGCGGGGGCGGTTCAACCTCAACTATTACCGGCGGAACTGGAACGTCTGGTCAAGGAAACAACGGCGGAACAGGGCGCACTACGTCGCCATTTTCAACGGGCGGCGGTGGCGGCGCAGGCGCAGTCGGCGCAAATGCTTCTGCTTCTGGTGGCGGTAACGGCGGCATCGGCGTAGTTACAACACTAATTACCGCCGCTCAAGCAACTTCGGCAGCGGTTGGCGAAGTGGTAGGCGCCAGCGTTTATTTTGGCGGCGGCGGGGGCGGGGCGACTAATAGTGGCGGAACTTCGGGAACTGGCGGTTCTGGCGGCGGCGGGCGCGGGAACGTTAACGGAACCAACCAACCTGTTAACGGAACCGCAAATAGCGGTGGGGGCGGCGGCGGCGGCGCGGGCGCTACGGCAGCGGCTTCCGGCGGGTCGGGGGTTCTACTTCTTAGCGTCCCAACATCTTCATATTCCGGCGTTACAACCGGGTCACCTACGGTCGTTGTAAATGGTGCCAACACGGTAATCATTTTTAAAGCTAGCGGGAGTTATACAGCATGAGCCACTTTGCCAAAGTTCTGGATGGCAAAGTCATCCAAGTCATCGTTGCGGACGCAAGTTTCTTCGACACATTTGTGGATTCGTCGCCGGGCCAGTGGGTGCAGACCAGCTACAATACGCGTGGCAACACCCACTACGGACCAGATAATAAACCTGATGGTGGCGAGGCCCTACGCGGCAACTACGCCGGGATCGGCTACATTTATGACGCCGCCAATGACGTGTTCTACGCGCCGCAGCCCTATGGATCATGGTCTCTGAACCAGACCTCGTGGTTGTGGGAACCTCCGGTAGCCTACCCGACCGATGGGAAAATTTATGCTTGGGACGAAGCTACGGTCGGTTGGAAACTTGTAACTGAGGGATAGGTTAATTGAATGGCTTTCGCTCTTACTGGATACGGCATTGCATCGTTACCGATTGCAGCCGCACCGTTAGCGGGAAGCCCCCCGGTCCTTTCGGCTGCCTATACGTTGACCGCGTCCAACGGTTCTTACGTGCTTACCGGGCAAAACATAACCATTACAAGGGGCTTCTTGCTTTCCCCGCAGAACGGTCTATACTCGTTAACCGGGCAGGCCGTAGACATCACGTATACCCCCTTCACCCCGCCGGTTACGGGACCGACGCAGTACTTTATAGAAATTCGGTCCTTTACGCAGTCTAGGAGAATATGATGTCGATTAACCTGAAAGCCATCACAACCAGGTTAGGCTATCAGCAAATTACCTCTCTCAGCTCATCCACGGCGCTGACGGTGCCCGCCGTTGATCTCAACGGTCTTAATTGCCGTCCTGTGATCGCTCTCATTACCCCCGAAGGTCAGGCTGTGCGTTGGCGCGATGACAACATCGCCCCCACAACGACCGTTGGGATGCCTCTCGCGGTTGGCGTGACACTTCAGTACGATGGCGACCTGACCATGATTCGGTTTATTGAGCAGGTGGCGGGAGCCAAGCTCAACATCAGCTACTACGCCTAAAGGTGCCCCCATGAACGTCTCGCAGGATAGCGCCCCAATGGACTACATGGATTACTTTACTAACCAGCTCCCCAAGAACCTAGCTACGATGGCTGCGTTGCGGGACGAACTGGCTGTCCGTCAGGGCGCGTTGTCCGCCGCACAGGACGCGGTTGTTGACCGCGCTAAGGCTGCAGAAGAGCTTGCCGCCGCTCGCGCGACTGCTGCCGAGATGGTCGCGGGGGCTCAAAGCGCCCGTGAAACGTTGAAGGCCGATCAGGCGCAATTGACGGCTAACCGCGCCGCGTTTGACGCTGCCAAAGCCGAATATGACGCGGATCTTGCCACTCGCGCAGATCTTTTGTCCCGGCAGGAAGCTTCTTGCAACGCTACCGAACTTCGTCAGGCTGCTACGGCGGCGTCCTTGGACGCCCGCGCCGCTGATCTGGCATCCGCTACGCAGGCCCTTGAGGCCCGTGTGAAAGCCTTCCAAGAAAAAGTGGCAGGTCTTTCAGCTTAACCGACTGGCCGGTAGCCAGGCACTCTTCGGAGTAACCCATGAACGACGACAACGCGCTTACCTCAGCGGACGCCCCGGCGCCCGCGTCAGAATTGGAAGCTACGGCGGCTCCTATTGCTGAAACTACAAGGCCGGAAGATCAAACGACTGAAACGCCCAAATCTTTTACACAAGAAGAATTGGACGCCATAGTCGGCAAGCGCCTCGCAAGAGAGCAACGAAAATGGGAACGGGAGCAGGCCCAACGGACTGTTCCTACTGCGCCTTCTGAATTACCGCCACCTGATCAGTTTGATTCGGTCGAAACCTATGCGAAAGCATACGCCGAACAGATGCTACGGGAACGGGAAGTTCAAAAGCAGCGGTCTGAATATGTAGAAGCTTACCACGACCGCGAAGAGGATGCGCGGGGCAAATACGATGACTTTGAACAGGTCGCGTACAACCCCAACCTCCGCATCACGACCGTGATGGCCGAGACAATCCAGACCTCTGATGTTGGTCCTGACGTAGCGTACTATCTAGGGTCCAACCCCAAAGAAGCAGACCGCATATCTCGTTTGTCGCCTATCTTGCAGGCCAAGGAGATCGGTAAGATTGAGGCCACGTTGGTCTCAAACCCGCCGGTCAAGAAATCTTCGAGTGCGCCCACGCCTATTTCACCTGTTACTGCTCGCAGCAGCGGAACGTCCACATACGACACCACTGACCCACGGTCCATCAAGTCGATGACCACGTCAGAGTGGATCGCCGCTGAACGCGCGCGGCAGGTAAAAAAGCTGGAAGCTTCGAAATTCCGCTAACCTCTCACGCCTGAAAGGCTGACCAATGGCTAATAGCATTCTCACAATCGACATGATCACCAGAAAGGCTCTGGAGATCCTCGAAAACAACCTGGTGCTTTCGCGTAACGTGAACCGCCAGTACGATGACAGCTTCGCCGTCGAAGGCGCGAAGATTGGCTCCACGCTGCGTATCCGCCTCCCTGATCGCGCTCTCGTCACCAACGGCGCTGCGCTTCAGGTTCAGGACGACAACGAGCAGTTCACCACCCTGACTGTTTCTACTCAGAAGCACATCGGCGTGAACTTCACTTCTGCCGAACTGACCATGCAGTTGGACGACTTCGCAGAGCGCGTTCTGAAGCCTCGCGTCAGCCAGTTGGCTGCCAGCGTGGATGCGGACGTGGCGAATGCCTACCAGAGCATCTACAGCTCGGTTGGCACTCCCGGCACGACCCCCGCCACTTCGCTTGTCCTGCTTCAGGCCCAGCAGAAGCTGAACGAGTACGCCGTTCCGATGGATCAGCGTTACGCCACTGTGAACCCCGCTGCCAACGCCGGTCTGGTCGAAGGCATGAAGGGCTTCTTCAACCCCACCAGCACGATCAGCCGTCAGTTCAAGACCGGCATGATGGGCGAAGGGGTTCTTGGCTATGACGAAGTCAACATGTCTCAGTCCATCGTGCAGCACACGACCGGCTCGCGTTCCACCTCGGACACGATCCTTGTCAACGGCGCTGTCACGACGCAGGGCGCGTCCACCATCAATCTTGATGGCGGCACCGGCTCCGCGACCATCAAGGTCGGCGACGTGTTCACCATTGCTGGCGTGTACTCGGTCAACCCGCAGACCCGTCAGACCACCGGCAGCTTGCAGCAGTTTGTCGTTACGTCCACCGCCACTGCTTCCAGCGGCGCTTGGACCAACGTCGGCATTTCGCCTGCGATCTACACCTCCAGCCAGGCGCTGGCGACTGTTGATTCGTTCCCGGCGGACAACGCTGCTGTCACTTTCCTTGGTGCGGCCTCCACCTCGTACCCGCAGAACCTTATCTACAACAAGAACGCCATCACGCTCGGCACCGCCGATCTGCTGATGCCGCAGGGTGTGGATATGGCGTCTCGTCAGGTTCATAACGGCATTTCGATGCGTATTGTTCGCCAGTACGACATCAACAACGACCGTATGCCTTGCCGTATTGACGTTCTCTACGGCTACTCCGTGATTCGCGCGCCCATGGCCGTGCGTATGTGGGGCTAACAAGCTTTCATCTGGGGCTGCGGCCCCAGATCCCCCCCCCCTCC